ATAGTAGTATAGATGATGAATGGCTTACATTAAAAGCTCTTCAAAGTTATCTTCATTTAAGTAGAACATCTTTTTACAGACTAATCAAATCTGATGAAAGTTTTCCAAAGGGATATAATATTTTATCTAATAAAAAACTTTGGAAGAAAAAAGAAGTACAAGATTGGGTAAAAAGTAAGTCTGAACTTTCTGAAAGTTAACAGTAACTTCTATGGACTACATTAGACCAAAATATGAGACAAGCTATGACTTGTCAAACGAGGGCAGTATTATAAAGATTGTTTCTAATAAGTGGAATGTCAATTTTTGTAAACTGCCCATGTCATACAGATTGGATTATGCTCTTTACAAATCAGATAATTTAAGAGGTTTCTGTGAAGTAAAACGGCGAAAGTATAGAAAGTCCGATTTCCAAACTTATATAATATCGCTAGACAAAGTTATAAAAGCAAGAGAACTAGCAAGTATAACGAATACAAAATCAGTTTTAATAGTATCGTGGGTAGACGTTATTGGTTGGATTGATTTCAATAACGATTTTGTTTGCCGTCAGGGTGGTCGTGTAGATAGATCAGATTGGCAAGATGTAGAACCCATGTGTCATTTTAATATACAAGAATTTAAACCAATAGTTGATTGGAGAAACAATGATAAGCAAGTGGGCGAGAAGTAGAGCTAGATTAAGAGATTATGTAAATCAAATAAAAATAGAAAGGGGTTGTGAAAGATGTGGATATAATGAAAATCCTAGGAATTTGCAATGGCATCATGTTTTGCCAAAAACTAAATACAAAGCCGTTGCAGAAATAGTTAGTCAAGATAGATGTATAAAGAAAGTCAATGCAGAGATAGATAAATGTATATGTGTCTGCAAGGCTTGTCATGGATTATTGGAGATGTAATAAAATGAATGACAATGTAAACAGACCAAAGCACTACAGAAAAGGTAAGGTAGAGTGCATAGATGCAATAAAAAGTGCATTAGGAGAGGGTTACGAGTACTACCTTCAAGGAAACGTAATCAAATATGTTTGGAGATATAAGCATAAAAATCTTCTTGAAGATTTAGAAAAAGCACAATGGTATCTCAAGGAGTTAATTAAAATAAAGAAAGGAAAGAATAGATGAAGTCTATTAGTGAAGAAGAAGTACAGAAAGCAGTAGATTGGCTAAGAGACAACTCAGAAAAATGTGCCAAAGCTAGGGCAACAAGAATATACTTAGAAGAATACAGAAAGTCTATAAAGGCTATACTCATGAGCAAATACCCTGAGCTATCTGTTTCTGCTCAGGAAAGAGAGGCTTATGCACATGAGGAATACAAAGAACACCTAAAGTTGATGAAAGATGCAATATACGAAGATGAACGTATGAGATTCTTTAGAGCATCTGCTGAGGTCAAGATAGAGGCTTGGAGAACTCAACAAGCCAATATAAGATCTATCAAGCTATAAACAAGCCATTATTATCTCCATATTCGGACTTTGCAGTCGGCTGCGTAATATAATAACACTAAAATCATGAACTTCTAGAGGTTAATATTAACTTTTAACTTGCCTCTCTAAACCCAGCCGACCTCATCAGGATAAGCCCACGCCTCATGAGGTCGTTAATCCTATCCCTCCTTATCTTTATAAGATTCTTTATGACTTTCTCATCTAGTCTTGGGTTTCTTTCTATCTCTCTTATTTGTCTTAGTAATCTGTTTCTTGCGTTGTCTATTGCCTTGAGTCTTGGAACAATGCTTAACTGCTCTCTATTGTCCCTAAATATTTCTCTTGTCAATTCTGTATCACCAGATCGTCTGGCTAAGTCGTATCGTGCTAGTATCGTGAATAACGCTTTTCTATTTTCCAAATAACTTGATACATCTTCTCTTTCACTTGGAGATGCTATTACCTTTCTTGCAAAAGGTATCACACTAGTTAGTGGTGCTTGTAAGTCCTCGTTGATAGCGTCATATATCCTGAAAGGCGATTCTAGTGATCTTTGAACAAACCTTCCAACACCACCAGTTGTATAATCAAACCAAAACTCCATAACGTCTGGTGAAAGATCAACAAAGCCACTTTCTACTGCATCTCCTCCTGATATGCTGTTTAAGAAATTAGCTATTGTTACTGCCGTTCCACTTGTGCTTGACCAATATGCTTGACTATTAGGTGTAGGTCTTGATGCAAATTGAGGTGATTCTTTAAATATAGGGTCACCTTTGTAGTCCTCGTTGATAGCCACACTGACAAATGGGTCCAGCACCGTAGGAGCTGCCAAGTTATAAAAGTTATCAAAACCACCAAAAGGACTTAAACTTTCAAATGCAGTACCAAATATGGTCCGGCTAGCCTCCCCGGGTGTATACTCGCCCCTAGCAGCTCTCGAAACAGCTCTTCCTGCATTTACAGCTAAGTTCATGCCATATGCTAATGGTATTGTAATAAACTTATCTTCAGCCAAACCAAATGTTGGTAATACAAAGTTATGCTCTAATATATATCTTGGAAGTTCATCATAATCTTTAATGCCATCTTCATCTTCATCACCTGAAAATAATGAGTTAAATGCATCTTGCATAGCTCCATAAACAAATAATCCAGCCCACACTTTTCTTACCCGCTTCGACTTAACCGCAGCGTTTATCAGCGCCATTGATCCTTGCATTGATGCATTATAAAATAAATACCATGAATTTAAGAATTGCTTCTGCTCTCCACCCTTTGCAAAGTTAACTGTTAAATTTCTCGCTGCTTGTGCAGCCCTAGCCGTGCTAACTCCTCTTTTTACAAGCGCCGTGTATAATGAGACACGCACACCATTTTCAACTGCTGTGTTATAATCATCTAAAAACTTACCTAATTTACCAAAGCCTTTTTTAACTAATCCTAGCTTTCCTTTTTTGCTATTATCAGATACGTCACTAAGTATGCTGTTTATACTGTTCATCTGATCTTGAAGGTCGTTCATTTGGTTGGTTGCGTTTTTACCACCTGACTCTACAAACTTTGTATATTCTTTTGCCCAAAAGCTATCAACATCTCCATCTCTTAAATTCTTAGATATACCTTTCACCGCAGGTAGCGCACTCTTAAGAACTTCAGACATTAAACCTTTTTCGTCATACTGTTGAACATTTACACCAGCAGTTCCTAAGTCTCTAGCAAAGTTTGGTATAACAAAAGATGGGTTATATGTTGTATTAATATTAGATAAATATCTGTTCAGTTTACCTAAAGCTCTTGTAAAACTACCTACACTATCAGGAGTCATAAATCCTTTCATAGCTCTTGCTATTCTGTCGTCTTTAATTGTTATATATACATTTCTGCCATTTTCTCTAACAGTCAGATATTTTTCTCTTTCAAGCCTATCTTTTGGTATATCGTCTTTATTAAAATATACTCCACTATTATGTTGCATTTCTTTCTTTAAGTTATCGTTAACTTCTGTAGAACCATCTTCTATACCTCTAACAAGATTTAAATAACTTAAACCAACTTTATTTCTTTCAGCATCTGCTATGGACTTATTATTTTGTACAAATAGTGTAGCAACTATATTTTCTGCATAAAAATCTTCTGCCTCGCCCTCTTTTGATCTTATTCTTCCCCGTGCTTTACGGTCCGGTCTCTTTGTGGCACCAAATAGATTTTGTATTACAAAGTTTTCAGCTCTTTCTTCTCTCTTGCTGTCGCTATCCGCTTCATCTTCAAAGTTTAAATCACCTCTTAATGGAACATAGTTTTCATATATTCTCTCATACTGATTGCCTTCTTTATCAGTAAACACCTCTGGAATAAGACCGCCTTGCTTCCTTTCTTCATTTGTATTTTTAACTATGGATTTTGCAAAACTTTTAATATTTTTTATCTTTGTTTTCTCAGAGTCAGGTAATGTCAATATCCATTTATTTATTCTATCAGCCTCGTTGGTATGCATACCAGATGCTATTGGATTTTTTAAATAATCATTCCTCTCTTTCGCATGCGCAGCATAAAGAATGGCATCTGCAAGTGCCATTTTTTTACTAGGATATCTGCCATCACTAGCAGCTTTATAAAACCCTGATATCCTTGATAGTGTATTTAATGAGTCTTGATTAACATCTAATGTATTTATAGTTTTAATCATTGGATCAAAAAATTCTTTTTGTGCTTTTTCTACTTTTGCACCTGCTATTCCATGAAATAACTCTTCTTGCATATAAGTATCCATGGCATCTGTTATTTTAGCGCCATTTTCTCTTAATCTGTCCATTAAAGCACCTATAGGCAAGAATCTATCCTGTACTTGAATCAATAAATTTTGAGCTGCTTTTCTTAAATCCTCTTCCTGAACTCTACCTAAAGTAAACTTATGCCCAACCTTCGCTAGAACTCTAGATAAATTATCATACTGTATTTTTATTCTTGTGTTAGATATACCTTGGTCTATTTCAGCGCTCATAGGTGTTTCTTGCTGATTCATAGAAGCAGTGCTTAACATGCTTTGTTTAAATAGTTTTTCTTCTGGATAACCTGTTCTTATAACAAAAGAATCAAACTTAAATGAAGGACTTGTCTCATCTAACTTTTCTCCTCGTTTAACAAATTTTAGAGGCATAACAAATTTATTTTGCTTTGCCCCTCTTTGTGGGGTCCTATTAAACTCTAGCCTAACACCTGTTGCTGTAGTGTTAACAATCTCTACGCCATTGTTAACGTCATCCCTATTCTGCTGATAATATAATTTTGCAAGGTTGTCATAAAACAAATCTTTTATATTTTTATATTTAAATGTTTCTAATAACTCTTGCTCATGGCTTTTGCCAGTTGTCGGTCTTACTGCTGTAATATGATCGTTTCCAAATCCACTATACAAAAATGTATCACCTCTAGGTATTTCTTCATGCTTGCCATCTACAAAAAATACAGGAAGACTTCTATTATCTAGATTTATAACACCATATAAATACTTACCCAGCTCTCCTGTTGCACCATATGCAGAGTTTTGTTTGCCTGTTGATATCATAGCAAACTTTTGATCGTTTATTGTTTCTTTAATTAACTCTAAATCTTTAGGGTCAACGTCTTTAGCCGGATCATAATCAACTAACTCTTCTTCGGTGTACTCTCTTTTTTCATGCCCGATATTTGTATCAACCTGTCCAGTAGAATCGATAGATCCTTGTCCTGCACCTCGCTTATCAGCGAGTCGCTCTCGCTCTGTTGGGGGGAGTGCTTCTCCAATGGTTTGGTCATCTATGCCTTCCTTTCTTAAAAATGCTATTGCTGCGTCTACATAATCGTTATCGCTGCCTTGTCCCGGGGCTACCCCGATGCTCTTAAATAATCTTTTTTCACCGTACCAATACACTGCCTGTGAGTCGGCAACAGTTATTTGTCTATTAGTCTGTCTGTTATATCTATCAATAACCCTATTATATAAAACCCTAAACTGTTTTCTATTAGTTGGTGTCTTTGGTGTTTCTTGTAATCTTGTCTCTAAGTTTTCAGCTAATCTTTGCGCTCTTGATAAAAACTCTGTTTTATATGTATCTATAAATTCTTTTGTTCCAAGTTTCTTTCTTCTTATTCTTTCAATATCTTTATTGAATCTACCATTTATTAAAGTAGAAAGTTCTCCAACATTAGATATATTAATTATATCTGTGCCTAATTCATCTGTTGCAACTTTAATTCTACTAATTTCATCTTCTGTGCCTGATTCTAATGCTTTTTGAAACTCTCTAAGTGCATCTTGTTTATTCTTTACAAGAGTTGTTTCTCCTATTGTTCTAAATGGCACACCAAATATTCTGTTTACAAAACGCATAAACCATCTATCCATAGTAAGATATTCATAGTTTCCTATTATATTTTGATAAAACGCTCCTATTTTACTACCAAATATAAAAGACATTGGCACCATTTCATCTGCTGTCTCTTGTTTAAATGTAACCTTACCACCAGTTAGGCTTGTTAAAGATTGTATTAGTGGATCATTTTCTATTTCTTTCTTTGATCTAACAACTTGTAAGAACTTCTTTATCTCCAAGTCTGTCATGCCTTTTTCTTTTTTTAATATATTATATGTTAAAAAAGACTTCTCCATAGCAGATGCTTGACTGCCTTGGTTTTCTAATAATAACTCACCAGTTCTTTCCCAGTTTTCCATTTGTGTTTTTAATGCATTACTCTGCGCAACGACTGCCTCGCCGTTAGAAGATATAGCTAGTACAAATTCAAATGCAGCTTCAGCGTTCTTGTCAGTTTTTATTATAGGAATTGATATTGCATATAACTCTTTTGCAAGTTTAATCTTATCATTATACCAACCAATAGCTGATTCATCTGCTTCTACTTGAGCTTTTAACTCTTCAAACATAGCTAATTCAGCAAGTTCTCTATCTTCTGCATTATTTATATCAAGTGTTATGTTGCCTCTTTCTGCATGCAATTGTTTCACAGCCTCAGTCATTTTTACAGAACCAACTTTAGCTCTTTGTTCAAATTGACCGTTTTCATCCATTCTATCTAATATTGTTAAATCTCTAGGCTTTATACCTTTGATAGAGTATTTCTCAGGATCTGCGTCAAAATTGCTATCTGTTAATTCACCAAGACTAGCATCAACCTCAGGATCATTAGTAATA